CATTCAGTTTGTGCAACAAAAAAAGGAACTTTCATTTATAGTCTCTAGCTATAATCATATCGATATAGTGTTTTGCCTTTTCTAAGTCTTTCTTTTTACCTTTTCTAGAATGTCTCAAAAGATATTTTATTGCATTGCCTGTTGGAAAATCTAATTTATTTTTTATAATAAACTCTGCAGGTTCTATTGCATAACCTTTGTAGTGATCTCCACCTTTGTCTTTTAACACTGCTTCAAAAAACAATGGGTTCGTCATAAATTATAACCGTACCTTTCTATTTTAGCTCTCATTAAGTAAAGATTTTTTCTTGCACGAGTAACACCTACATACCATACTCTATGTTCCTCATCTCTCTTATTTACACTATTCTCGACAGATTGTCTAATCTTCCTAGCGTTATCTAAAATCAAAACTACATTATCAGATTCACCACCTTTCGCAGCGTGTATGGTAGATAGTCTTACCCTTGCATCTTCAAATAATTTTTCTTTATTTGATAGCATTAAACGTATATAATCTTTTTGATTTTTTGGTGCATAAGTAAAGCATTCAAACCAAGTCAATTTTTTATCCATCTTGTCTGTGTATTCTTGTATGTCTTTCATTTCATTCTCTGTAATACTTTCTCCTTTTGTCCATCTAGTGTAGTTCACAATCGCTTTGTAAAGTTTTACTGTGTAACTCTTTCCCTTTTTAGTTTCATAATAAACTCCACGTTCTTCTAACTGTTTCATGATATCTTTTAGTCTAGATGCAGTTCTAGCTAATATTAACCAATTACCTTTTGTTGTATCAACTTGATTAATATCAGATATGGTTGTTACACTACCCTCTTCATCTTTTGGACTATATCTTTTACCTACTCTAAGTCCTTGTATTCTATTAATTATTGTTTTTGATGTTTGTTGAACTTGTGATGGTATTCTGTGGGATTGTGTTAAAAATATTTCTCTACCAGATTCGTTAATAAATCTATTTACATCAGCTCCTGCCCACTGAAATATAGCTTGATCATCATCGCCTGCTAAATAAACATCTTGAGATTTTTCTACTAAGACATCATACATTTTCCATTGTAAAGGTGATAGGTCTTGTGCTTCATCTATAAACACGACTTCAAACTCAGGACAAACATCTTTTTCTATAAACATGGAAATCATGTCGTTAAAATCTATTAAATTATTTTTAACTTTGTATTCTTTTAAATTTAAAGCTATGTGAGATAGTAGCTCCCATTTAATATCCTCGTTAATATATTCACTTGTGTACCACTCAGATCTTACAGATATATCTTTGTTTCTAGCTTTGTTAATAATTTGAAAATATAAATTATCACACGTAAGATAGTGACTCTCCTGATCATTATATTTATCTTGAAAGTTAACTCTTATATTTAATATTTTACCTAAATCTTCGTAGTGGTGGGGTTGCATAATATTTTCTTCTCTAAGTCCAAGCGAGTGAAAAGCAAGTGAGTGTAAAGTTTGAAAATATTGTAAATCTTTTTTTGGTTTGTTCATTCTTTCTTTTGCTTCGTTAGCAGCTTTTCTCGTAAAAGCAAAATAACCAATCTTATCTAACGGTGTATCTATGTCTATGTAGTGTTTAACTATTTCTAAAAGTTTTGTAGTCTTTCCTGTTCCTGGTGGTCCATAGACTTTAGTTATCATAGTATGTCTTCTCTATTTTTCATAGTGACAGTTTCTTCTTGATACTCATCCTTTTTAAAATAAGATTTTAAAATTTTAACACAGGTCACACTTGGGTTAGATTTTTTATCATCAGATTTTTTTGGATATCTTTTTCTACATACAAAGTCATCGTCTTGTATTTTGTACAATGTTTTCATCAACACACCTGTTCTGTCTTCTTTCATCTTCCATTCTTTATTTTTTAAAAAATTAAAAAACTTACCCCACACAAAATAAACATGTTCATCATCCATTAGTGTAGCTCCATTTTTAAATGATGTATGACTGTTAGCTAATACTTGAAATACATATTCATTTAAATACTCATGGAGTTTTTCTTCCTGACTAGTTCCCTCTGCTGGTTTAATTAAATCTACTTTACTAAATAATGCTGTTTGTATTTCAAAAAATTCTGAATTTTTTATTGTTGGTGGAACTATGTGTGCTTGTTCCATGAGCACACCTTTTAATTCTCTTTGATCTCTAAGTTTGTTTACATGGTTTGCATGAACTTGAACTGTTTCACCTCCAGGTTTTTCTACTGTAAAATACCATTCTGGATTTGGTTTATAATCTATCTGTGTAAGATTACTTAACATTGGCCAGTTTTTCTTTTTGTCAGATGCAACACCAAACTTTCTTTTAACACAAACAGATTTTATGCAATGATTTACAATTGGATCCTCGGAGCAAGTATGACCTTTAGTATCTTTTCTCCATGCTTTAATTTTTAATTCTACTTTTCTATCGTCCCACTCTGATGAGTATACAAAATAATTTCTAGCAGCTAGTATGACTTGTTTTTCCCAGTCGTCTGCATATTTTTTTTTCGCAAAAACCATATAATTATATAGAAAACGATCTCTACCGTCACTTAATTTATTTTTAGTTAACGCTTGCAAACAAGGTGGACCATCTATAAACTCTTCTGCCCCACCTGTTAGTTCATCTCTAACCAGCAAGTTTGCAAATTCTTCTAGCTCACTTGCTGTTTTTATGTTTGCATCTACAACTTTTAAAAATTGTTCTAACGTAAACTCTACTCCATCATGTGGATTAACTGCTACTCTTTCTGTTTTGTTATAGTACGGAAGATTTATAAAATTACCATTGATAGGTATGCCATCTTCTGTTTGTCCTAATTCTGTTTGTTTTGGAAATATTTCTGTATTAGATTCTAACTCTAAAATAAATAAAAGTTTGTCTAAAAAATTTCTAATAACTGTAGCTTTAGTTTTTTCTTTTAAGAAAACATATAAATGTAAACCACCACTTTTTGATTTTACAGGTATGATTGGTAATTTTTTTTCAACAATAGTTTTTAAATATTTTCTTAAATTAAAATTTTTATAATCTGGATCTATATCTATTGCACCAAACTGTGCCATGCCATTGTCATCACATGGTTGAATACCAATAGACTTCCTGCCTTGTAAATGATCGATGTAATCTTTATCTGATATTGCATTTTGTGACCAACCGTAGTCTCCTGGTTTAAATTTTATTTTACCAGTGTCAGGATCTTTGAAACCATTTTTAATGTTACAATATCCATAATTACGTTTAAGACCTGCAAATATTTCTATAAATTTGCTTTCCATCTTTTACTTTCTGTGTGGGCAGTGTTACCTGCCCACAGTTTTGTGATTTAAAGTATTGATTTAGTTTGTTCTGGAGCATCACCATGCTTAACCTGAACATCACCCTTTGAAACACTTTGATTGAAAGCTCTCGCTTGAGAGTAAAGTTGTTCGTCCTGTACTGGACCAACTTTGCTAACTTCCCATCCAAACCAAGTGCCTTTATCATTAGATTGCTGCACAGTTCTTAACTTGTAAATGTGGCTAAAAGCTGGCGGCTTGAACATACCATTTTTACCTTTTAACAATATCTGGTTAATCATGGTGTTCCATTTTCTACTAATTTTAAGTTGTGTTGATTTCATTGCGATCAACGCTGTTGATGGTGTACTACCCTCACAAATAATAACAAAATGGTTTGCTGTTTTTTCAACATAGGTACCACTTGGTAATCTATCTTTGTAATCAGCTCCTCTTGTTGTTTGTGATAGGATATCACTAGATGATGGATGTATTGCAACTGGTGCCGTTGGCCCAGTTCCTCTGTCGTTCCATTCTATGTACTCTAACTTATAGTGACATGGAATAACAGTTATCCCTTTTTCTCCATCATATAATTCAGAAGTTACTGTATTGATAATCATGCCAGGTTCTGCACCTTCAACATACTTACCTTCTCTCTTGTTTACTTCTGGGGACAATTGTCCCAATACTTTTAAAAAGGGTAGCGCTAAATCTTCTTGAGATAAATCACCAACACCTTTTCCTGCATCAGCTTCAAATGTAGTTGTAGCCAAAGCATTGTTTTTCTTTTCTGTCATTGCTTGTTCTTTGCTCATCGTTCTTATTTCCTCGTTAGTTTGGTTCGGTTTCCTGCGAACACGTTAAATAGTTCTGTAGGCATATCATCACCTTTTTCGATACGCTCACGAACTAAAGCTTTCAGAGTCATGGGTTCAACTTTTAGTTTTTGAACCGGTTCGAACCCACGCTCCTTGGCAAGGCTTGCGTAATCGCTCGCCTTGTTATCTTCGTTACGACCAAAGGAAACGGTCACTTCATTCTTGATGATGTTACCTAAGTCGTTATCTCGAAGCCATTTAAATGCCTCCTCTTTTTTTGCTTCTGTTATTGAGGCACCGTAGACGGGTTTAACTTCTATTGCTGATCCGTCTGCTAATTTCATTGTTTTTAAATTCATCTCTTGCATCATATTTGGTATGACTTCTCCTGAGATGTAATTCATTTCAGATTTTAATTTTTTTAAATAATCCTCTGTATCTTTTATTTGATCCTCCAAGTTTTTTAATTTTACTACTTGTGATGATAGTGCTTTACCATCATCAATACTTGTTAGACTTTCTTGTTTATCTTTTTCAAAATCAATCATCTATTTCTCCTTTCTCGTAAAGATTAATTGAAATAGGATAATATCTTCTTTCTTGTTTATCCCATTTTAGTAAGTTGTATTTGCCATTTGTAATGTCCGATACAACAGAACATGCAACACCTATAATTGCAGGGTCTCCAGTTAGTAATAAATAATCTTCTGGTTTATAATCACGTAGCATTTTACGTAGTTTAAAAACCAGTGGACCAGGTGATAAAATAATTTGTGACGTCTCTGGTAATAAAACCTTTAACGTACCAAACTCAGATGCTCCTATAATGTTAATTTTAGGACGGCCATCTCTTGTTCCTGGTATATCCTGTAAAACGTATACAAAATTTTTATTCATAACTTTCTTGACAATAGATTTAGTTTATCCTATATAATATGTCAATAGAAAGAAAAATTAAAAATTATGAATTACAAGTTTAAGACGAAGCCATTTGCGCATCAGTTGAAAGCGTTAGAAATATCTCACAATAAAGAGGTTTTTGCCTATTTTATGGAGATGGGTACAGGTAAATCAAAGGTTCTAATAGATAATGTATCTATGTTGTATGACGCTGGTAAAATTAATGGTGTTCTAATTGTGGCACCAAAGGGTGTTTATAAAAACTGGGCAAACTCAGAAATACCTACACATATGGTGGACCACATAGATAAAAAAGTAGTGGTTTGGCAGTCGTTAATTAACGAAAAACAACAAAAAAAATTAAACACACTGTTTGAAACTGGTGAAGACTTGCATGTTTTAGTGATGAATGTTGAAGCATTATCAACTAAAAAGGGTTTTCAGTTTGCAGTTAAGTTTTTATCAGCACACAAAGCTTTGACAGCTATTGATGAATCTACAACTATAAAAAACCCTGGTGCAAAAAGAACAAAAAATATTTTAATGTTGTCAAAGTTTAGTAAATACAAAAGAATACTTACAGGGTCTCCCGTAACTAAATCACCACTAGATTTATATACACAGTGTCAGTTCCTTGATCCTTGGTTATTGGGTGAACAATCGTATTACAGTTTTAGAACACGATATGCCATAATGAAAACTGCAAATTTTAGCGGTAGATCTGTGCAAATAGTCGTTGGATACAGAAACTTGCCTGAACTATCAAAAAAAATAAAACCTTTTTCATACAGAGTCTTAAAAGATAATTGTTTAGATTTACCAGATAAAACATACATGAAACGTATTATTCAACTAACAGATGAACAAAATAAAATTTATAAACAAATGAAACAACAAGCGTTAGCCGTGTTGAATGGTAAAATGTTAACAACTAAAAATGTTGTAACTCAACTCATGAGACTTCAACAAATTACATCAGGTCATTTTACTTCTGATGATGGTGAGATACAGGTAGTAAAAAATAATCGTATTAAAGAACTTATTAACATCTTAGATGAGATTAGTGGAAAAGTTGTAATATGGGCACATTGGAGGTACGACATACAAACAATCGTAGAACATCTAAAAAAAGAATATGGGGATAACTCTGTGGTAACATATTATGGTGATACATCTGATGAAGATAGACAAAAAGCAATACGTGAAATACAAAACCCAGATAGTGAGGTTAGGTTTATTGTAGGCACACCACAGACAGCTGGTTTTGGTATTACGTTAACAGGTGCATCAACCATGGTTTATTACTCTAACGGATATGATTTAGAAAAACGTCAACAGTCTGAAGCTAGAATAGATCGTATTGGTCAAACTAAAAACATGACCTACATCGATATTATTTGTGAAAAGACGGTTGATGAAAGAATTGTTCACGCACTTCGTAGAAAAGTTAATATTGCAACAGAGATAATGGGAGAGGAGCTTAAAGAGTGGATATGATGGTCATGTTAGCACTTACTATAGCTATTTTAGCTGTAATGTTTATTAATTCAGCGTCTTAATTTTAGGGGTACCTAGGTATCCTAAAAAGTAAAAGAGAGGCCTCTACGGCCATTTAAATGGCTTTTTATTTGTAAAAAATAGTGAAAAGAGACAAAAGTAGCATTCCTAGACCTCCAAGCAACCAGTAGAGTAATCTGTCTACTTTGCCATGTATTTTGTCGATATCTTGATGCATGTGTTTGAGATGATTGTTCTTAATAGAACTGACTTCACGTTTTAATCCTGTAATATAGCCATACAAAGCTATAATGTGTTCACCCGTTGTTTTAGGTTCTTTTGCCATTATCCTAATCCCCTTTGACGTAGTCTGATTGCTTTTTCTGATGGTGATAATAAAGCCTCTTCAGTTGGTGTCAAGCCAGTTTGTGCCACGGCTGCCGGTTGCACAGGTGGTGTAACCACAACTGGGTTAGGTTGTGGTGTTGGCTGAACTCTACTTTGATCTAGACTTGGTTGTTGTGTAGGTAAGAAGTCCTTTAGTTCTAATCTGTTTGGATTATCTAAACTTTGATTAGCAAAAGCATTTCTTATTTCACCTATTATTTGAGAAGCTTCAGCAAATGGGTTTGGTCTACCTGTTTGTTCAGAAATTTTAGCAAATCTTCTTTGTATATTTTCTGAAACTTCATAAGGTTTGAATTGACCAGCTAATAACCTTGCTGGGGTAGTTGTTGATATTCCTCTTTCATCAAATAGTTGACCTATATCTTCATCTTTTAATCCTAATGTTTTTGCACCTTTTAATCTTTTACGAGCTTCTCTTTCAACTTCAAATAATTGTCGGTTGGCTATAAAATATCTCTCTATGACATCTCTTGGAGTTTTAACTTCTCCTGATAATACACCTTCTTGACCTCCAGTAAATAATTGTCTTGCCTGTCTTTGACCTTTTTGCAATCTATATATTTCAAAACCTAAACCTTTTTTAGGATCTACTTTTTCTAATCTCCAACCAAACACACCTGCAAGCTCATCAGGTATTTCATAGATAGTAGGCCCTTTACCAGGTTTACCTGTGATTGCTTTTGCTGTTCTTTCAAAAGCACCTGTTGAAGGTAATAAAGTTTTTGCTAAATGTTTTGATATAATTGCAACTTTTTCTGGTGTTGGTGTTTGTTCATTATATAATCTGACACCCTCATTAGTAACACCGTTTCTTGTAAAGATGTCTAAAAAAGCCTCAGTATAAATAGACTCAGAGACAAACGGAGAGGCTGCTTTTCCTGCTGCTTTTGCAATACCTCTAATAAAGGATGGAATAAGTTGTTCTTCATCTTCTATACCTCTTTGTACCTCACGTAAAACATCTTGAAAAGGTTGTGTAACAGTATCATAAACATTGTTTTGACTATAATTAATGTAATAAAGATTTGGATCATCTGGTTTTCTTACCCAAAACTTTTGACCTGATTCTGCCCATGGTGCTACAAAGTCATTAGCTGCATCAGCTTCTTTTTGACTAACTCCAAAGATTGCTTGTGATCCCTTAATCATTCCATATGGTAAAACTGCACCCATAAATGCAAATCCAATAAGTCTCTCTAAACCAAAAGCTCTTAATGCTGGATTTTTAAGATCATTTAATGCTTGCTCTACAATTCCAACGCTTGTTCTAAACATTTCAGATGACCAAGACATGAAATTACCAAAAGGTGATGCACGCATAGCTCTAACAAATTCTCCAACTCTTGCATAGTTAGGTATGGTGTTTTTAACAATATCAGCTGCCTCCTCTTCAATTTCTTTTACAGTTTTACTTATTCCAAATTTTTCATATGCTTTTTGTCTTTTACCAAACTCCACCTCATAATTTATTATCTTCCAAAAATCATCCTCTGCTATGTATAAATCTTGTGCTGTCTCAGCTGTTTTCTTTATGCCTTTGCCAACTCTACCTAGTTTTCTAAGTATTCCTCCTAATACTTTATCTGTAGCAATGTTACCCTCACCAATACGAACATCTTTCATTAAGTTTCTAAGATCTCCAATTCTAGTGTTTGTATTAACAACTCCTAATTCTAAATATTTTCTATATCTTTCATTAGATAAAGGTTGTCTTAGACCTACTTGAACAGATGCTCCAGCTCTCCTCATAGCTTCAAAAAATAATTTTGGATCTCTAACTAACGTTCCTAAGTTTCCGTTAGCCACCGTAAACGCCCCTGAACTTAAAAAGTTTCTAATGTGTGTGGGTACGGATAAAATTGTTTTTGCATACTGTGCACCAGCTTTTGGTGTTAATAATAAATTACGCCATCCCCAAGAAAAAAGTTTACCTAAGTAACCGCCTGACTCTCCTCTTAAAAAATTTCTAAAATTAGATACGTTTGTAAAACCCTCTGCTATAGCTCTATCAGTAAAAGTTCCTTTTAATCTATTTACTAAAATACCATTTTTAAAAAACTCCTCTAAATATGTATCAACAGGCACGATATCAGCGTTAGGTCCAAAAGCTTTTTGTGCCTCTAAAGGAGATGAAAAAAAGAAACCTTTTCTACCAACCTCTTTAGATCCTGCTGCTTTTAATGCCTCATCCGCATCTAATATTTCATCAAAGAGTTGATTTTTTCTAGCCGTCATTGATAGTCGATTTACCGCTTCAAAAATAGAATGACGTGCATCTTCAACTTCTCCAAATAATTTTCTAAATGTTTTACTTCCCTTACCAATAACTTGAAGCTCTTTTCCTCCACCTTTTATATTTTTTTCTAATGTTTGTTTAAATGTTTTAATGTTAAAAGCATCTTGTGCACCTTGTGTTAAATTTTCATATGAAAAAAATGGTCCTTTTAAAGGGTCTGAACTTGGAGCTTTACCTTCAACTTGTCTTATAATTCTATTAACTAATCCTTTTGCGTATTCATCTGTTAATTCAACACCATTTTTTCTTCCATATCTTTGAAATAATTTTGCTGCTTGATTTATGTCCTGTGTTGTAGGTTTAAATTTTGTTAAAAAATTAGCTTCCTTATTATCAAAAATTTCATAAGTGCTACCTAAATAATCTTTAACTCTTTTACCCATGATTTGTTTTAAATCTTGTTTTATGCCAGCGGGTAAATCTTGTCTTGCAGCTGGTCCTTCAGCTGTAATATTTAATAATTTAGCCATGTAAGCACGTGAGTTTGCTATTGCAGCAAAAACTTTATTAACACTTTCTTGTGTTGCTCCTGCGTCATTCATTGTTTTCGCTATTGTTTTAGATAAACGTGGATCTAAAATATCTTTTAAATCACCAGCAAATAATAATTCATCTAAATCTTTTAATAATTTTTTTCTAGCTGTTCCTGCCACACCACTTATGTCAGGAAAAATTTTATTTATTTCTATATCAATTCTTCTAGTTTGTTCTCTAGCAAAATTTAAGTCTGCCATCTTTCTGCCTTGTTGTCTCTCTTTTACAAGAAACTGTTCTTGAGGTCTGGGGCCTCTTGGTCTAAACGCTGCTCCAACTTTATCAATTGTTCTATCAATTTGAGAACTACTATATGCTAAATTTCTACCTCTTTGATATAAAGCTTTTCCT